GTCGTTGAAGTTCATACCGGTGACATCCTGAGCCATCGGTGCGCTCTGAAGCTGTTCCTGATATTGGGCCTGCTCGCCGTAGTCGGCATTAGGCAGAGAGCGGTTGGCTTCACCAACCGCCTTATCTGTGCGCTGGCTGAACTGGCCGGGCCCTGCTACTGGGGTACCCATCAATCACCTACGATCTCGAAGAAGTAATCCTCTTCGATCTTGTGCTGTCTGTGCTGCATGAGCACTGCGGTAGTGGCCTCAAGAGTGTCGGCCACATCTCTGACCATGTTGTGAGCAAGGTCGACAGCCAGGACGATGAAGCTCCACTTCGTGTGCTTGAAGGCAGCGGTGCGCGTATCGATCTGAACTTCATCGTCCATGACTGTCCCCTTACTTCGCCATCGTCCCGCCACCACGGGTGAGCTTGTTCGGGTCGTACTCGCCGCTCTCGACGATCGTCGCCTCCCAGTTCTGGGTGTTGACCTCGCCGTTGAATCGCGGCTCGCCGGAGTTGTGGCCCACAAGAACGCTCAGCAGGTGCGGCTGAAGCATCGAACCCTTCTCGCTCCGCCAGGCATTGTCGGGACCGTGGTCCCCTGCGAACATAGAACCGTCAGACATTGTTTCTCCTAATGCTGGGGGAAGCCCGCAGCCCTCAGGGACTCTAGCGTAACTTCCTGCTTACACCGCCAGCACTCTTTGCTGGGGCAATCGACCTCGACAGCCTTGAGCCTGTGGTCGTCTGGGGGGAGATTGATATTCCCCGGATCCGCTATGTACTTGAGCCCGTGCGGGCTGAGAACTGTCATTAGATCGGGCTCTGTCTCTGCGTGCGAGTACTCATCTGAGCCTCACCCTTTCCGGTCAATCCGGAAAGCATCGACATCAAGTCCATACCCTGCGGCTGCTGACTGCCCCCTGGAAGCCCCTGAGGGGCGCCCTGAGCGCCTGCGCCAGGTGCATTGGCACCAGGACCCATCATCTGTTCCAGCGGCCCTCCAGGGGCCGCCTGTGCCGTTTCTGCTGGCTTGAAGATTTCGACCAGAGCATCCTGAACCGGAACGCCCTTCTCTCGAAGAGTGATCAGCTTGGCAAGCCGGGCGAGAGCTTCGTTCGGGTCCTGGCCCTGAAGGGCCATCTGAGGGATGGCGGAGGCGTAGGCCATGATGCCCTGCTTCGCAGCGTCCACGAACTGCTCGATATCAATTTGCGACTGCATCTGCACCACGTCTATTCCCATCGGAAGCTGACGCTGGAAGAAGTCACGGGAGATGAGCTGATCACCACGCAGCTGAAGAAGGCCGACGATAGCCCTAGCAGGATCTTGACCGGCGGCAAAGCCGTATGTGACATCGACGGTATAGTCACCCTTGATGTCCTTGCCAGGCTGATAGGTTTCCTCGAACGGCGTACCGTGAGCGGTACCCCGAATCGTCTTCTTCTCTTCGGGCCACAGCTTCTCGTCCATCTCGAAACAGAGTTCGATAGCGACTCGAAGGGCCTCGCCCATCACGGTCTGTCCGGTAGAGACCACCGTGTTGAATCCACCCATAAGGGCCTGAACGCCCTTGCCGGTGATGATGCTGGCGTCGATGTTGCCGGAACGGGCCTCAGGGGTCCGGGTGCCGGAGCGAAGCTCTTGATCGAGCATCGCCTGTTCCTGGTACGAGGCCTGCGGAACATCAATACCCACACGCCGGATCTTGTCCGGGTTGTCGGTACGGAGCACGGCGTCATCACCGAACGTCATCTGCTGAAGATCCCGAGGCACCGCAAGCGGAGCGCGAACAGTCTTCTCTGTAGCCTCAAGGCCAAGAAGCGCCATACGCGCCTTGGCCAGATACACCCAGATGGCGTCATCGTATGCGCCGCGAGTCTCGTTGTCGTATCCAGGTCGCTTGCCTGTGGACACGTACACCTTGCCGAGGAAGTTCTCTTCGGACATCAGCATCACGTTACCGTGGTTCGGCATGTAGATAACCATGCGCTCGCCGTCGATGTACTTAACGAGTTCGATCTCTCGTTCCGACCAGCCAGCCTCCGGGCCGCGACCGGTGTTGTTCCCCTGAAGCATCCGAAGAAGGCCGGGGATGTGAGAGAACTTCTGAACCAGCCGGATCGCCGGTTCCTTGTAGACCTTGGCGTACGACTTCAAGCGTCCGAACATATCAAACTCGGGGTATACGCCCATCGGGTTCTCGACCCGGATATGCGGACGCTTCTCCTCGAAGTTCGGCTCGATCACATACAGCACCATGCCATACGTGCCGTAATGGTCAGCCGCTACGATCTGTCGTCCAGCGTTCAGGCCTGAAGCCTGAACGTAGAAGTTGGCAACCTTGGTCTTCTTCGAAGAGAACTTCTTCGAGCGATCCGAGGTCATCGTGCCGGTAGAACAGTTGATGCTGGGCATCGTGCCCATAACCTCGGCAGTGTCGCGAGCTGAGGTGTCGATCAGGTTTGCCACGATAGGCTTGGGCCATGCATCAGGCATGGACCCGGGGATGACTGTTTCAATGTCGCCCGACCTAACGTCGTGAACGTTATTCCAACGCTGGTCACGATCAGCGGAAGCACGCCTGATGGACTCGACTCGCTGTGTAATTTCTTCGATGGTCCTAGGCATGTCACCTCCTTTGATTACTTGGCGAGCTGCTGAACCAGCTTCTTCAGCTCAGCGATTTCGGCTCGAAGCTTGCCGACCAGAGCGTTGGTATCCCGCTGGAACCAGTAGGCATCCCGGGTCTCACCCTTGGTCCTGTATGCCCAGACGTCTACGGGCTTCATCTCATCCTCATTCATAGGTTCAAGCTTTCCTGACTTCACAAGGGAATACATCGGATCGCCAGGGCACGAAGTGGCGTAGCCGTCTCGGTGCCCAAGGATGTCGTTGCCCGCTCCCTTGGCGCGGAGATACTGGATCAACTCCCTAATCGCATCCACAGCGGCAGGACTGGGGACTGTTACCCCGCCGTCTCCGCCCATCCAGAGAATGGCATTGTGCGGGCGATTAAGGATCTGGCTTCCATTGGCTCCGGTCTGCTTGCCCCAGCCTCGGCCTTCGAAGATGTAGCCGTGCTGACAGACGGCCCAGTTGTACGCGACATCGGAGTAGCCCTCCTTTACGTTCGCCAGGTGCGAGTTCCGGATCGCTGTCCAGCGACCGGCACACTTCGAGTGAGTCACTTCGGGAACGCCGGTTCCCTCATAGTGAATCTTGAATCCCTTGACCGGAACGGCCTGGTCGGGGGCGGAGGAGGCTGGCCACCCGAGTTCATTTCGAGATACGTAGTCCATTAGTTCGCCCACCAGGAGTTCCCAGCCGCAGAAGCGGCTGTGCTGAGATAGTCAAGGTCAACAGTCACGCGACGTTCTTTGTCGCGTGCTGACTGGAATTCATTACTGAGATGGAAGACAGATTCGATCTGGTTGACGAGTTCACGTGCTCGGGTCTCCGCGAACCACAAGGCCATCACGGTGTCGTGCTTGCCCTTGGTCTGAGGGAACCAGGTGGTCAACTGCTCCACCAGCATCTTCACTCCTTCCGCCTGACTCCGGCTCGGAAGCCGGATCAGACCCTTGCCATCGACAGCACCATCGAACAGCATCGACATGGAGGCAACACCGAAATCGATGTCGTTCTTGTTGTTGCCGGTGAAGTGCTCTCGAAGCAGGCACCCTCGGGTGCCGAGGAAGTTACGAAGGTCCCGGTTCTGGGTGACCATCAGGTTCATCGCGTTCTTCTCGATGCACCATTCATTCACGTGGTACTTGACTGTCCACTCTTTGATCTTGTCGAAGAGGTCGTCTGGCTTGCAGTTCGCTCGGGTCCATACGTCAAGAACCCAACGAATCCCGGTTGCTCTGTCGATTCCCAGGATGATCGCAGCACTGTGTCCAGTGATCGCTGGGTCAAAGCCTCCGACGATGTGGAGTCCATCCATACCGTGCTGACGATGTCCCACTCCGTTGTGGGACATAAGCCCTGCGGCTCGCTGCCCATCGATCGAGGCGATGACGTTCTCTGTCTTGAAGATCTGGTCACTCGACACCTGTTCCTGCTGATAGACCATCGCCCAGTTCTGTGGGCTTGAGGTAGCTCTGCGACGCGCTAGGGCGCGTCCTGAGTGCCACGGGTATAGGCCGTCAGCATTCGCCTCGACAAGCCTGCGTGCGCCGAGCGATACAGGCGGACGGTTCGTGAGTGGGGCGAGAACCTTCCAGTCATCAACAGAGTCAGCAAACTCCAGTACCGCAGGCTGAGTGAGATAAGTCCAAGGAGACTCTTCATCTTGGCCGTACCACTCAGGCTTCTGGATCTCAGAGTAAAGTTCCACAGGGGCCAGACGAGTGCCCACCAGTAGGAGAGTTCCACCGGGATACGAGAGGCGGTTGATGACCTCTCGCTGAATCCAATCGATCTGCTTCTCGAACTCATGGGCGTTCTTTCCCGTCACGGTGTCGTCAAGGATGATCAGGTCGGCACGGTTACCGTAGATCTGACCGTTCATACCTAGCGCCTGAACAGTCGGGGTGGCTTCACCCGAGTCACGAGCTTCAGCGTTCACGTAGATCGCATCGGCAGTCCAAGACGAGCTGTTCGCATCGAAGCCCCCATCAGGGGCGAACTCGATCTGAAGCTTCTTGTACGCGGGGTTGGCCCCCGCGAGACGATCCTTGATAGCACGCAGGAATCGCTTCGCCATCTCCTGAGTCTGAGACACGATGATGATACGGATGTTCGGGTCCTGGCAGATGCGCCAGGTCGAGTAGTTCACCGTGATCGTCGTCGACTTCGAGTGCTCCGGGGGAGTGTTGACAATCACCATTCCGGGATCGCCCTTGTGGTAGAACTGGCTCGCATGAAGGTCTCGCGGATCTCGACCTTCAAGGATGTCGTACCACTGTAGCTGATGCCAGAAAAGCTCGGTGTCCAGATACTCCTTGCAGAACTCCGGAAAGTCCGGCATACCCTCACGGGCTTCAGCCTGACCCTCGGGAGTCTTCATCAGCTTGATGCGGTCCATGTTCGCACGGAACTCGGCATCGCTCCGTCGCCAATAGGTGACGTTCTGAGCCAGGATGCCCAGATCTCTACAAGCCGCAGCCTGTGTCTGACCGGCTTGCATGTATGCAAGCACAGTCTCCTTCTTCTGCTTGATGCCCATCTTCTTGGCGCCAACGATTACCTTAGCGATTTGAACTGCCCCTTTATATATAAGGCGCAGTATCGTGCAGAGATGTCCGAAGGACGATAGGCACAGTGTCGCGCAAGATAGATGGATATATTCACATGAAGCTACGGGCCCCTTGAGGGGGCCCTAGCGGGGGCGGAAGGGATTCCCTGGTAAGGGACATTAGTGACTACAGTAATAGGCATCCCCTTAAGGGATGCCGTAAGTATTGGAGTGGTCTATAGGCTAGCTGTAGACATAACTGTAGCGGCTTTTAGTTGTAGTATTTACGAACACCCTAAGGGGTGTTCTTAGTAGTTTGTAGTTATCTATATAAGGATAGACGTTAAGCAAGCGGGAGCTGCTTAAAACTTTACCAAACTTTTACAAACTATCACTGTGTGTGTAGCAAGAGAGGGGTCTCTCGTCACTCTGCGTGTAACCTAACGAGTGTTCGGTAAGGGTAGCCTAAGTATGTATATGGTACATTTCTGTGGGGTCTC